CTTTACGACACGAGAGGTACTCTGGAGAGGAAGTGGGAGGTGATGGATTCAAAGCCCGGCCCTCCCAAAGGCCGCGAAAGGCGTTTCTTCGGCACCGTCCTCAACTCGTGAACTTTGCGGCGTTTCTCAAAAGAGAGAGACTTCCAACGCTTCACGGGTTTCGGGTAAGAACGAAGAACCTTTGAAAGGCTCGGACTCCAAACGGACCCATCACCTACCTTACGACCGCCTTCGAAAAGAGCCTTGTGAAAGGCGTACTTCTGGACAGAATCGGGCTCGCTCTTTTGAAGAACGAACCTAGAATCCTCCAGGACGGCGGGCTCAGGAAGGTCTGAGTGGCTCCTGCTCATGCGAGTCTGTCTAGACCAGCAAGAGTGTTGCCACAAAGGAAGACCTAACTGAGAAGGTAGAAACCTCCACTTCCTTCCGATTCGAGACCGTATGAAAGCGTCGACCCACAAGGGGCCCGCTTTACGACACGCGGTAGCAAGGTGCAGGACACCTTTAAAATCGGAAACCTCAGCCCCACGGCGAAGATGATGGACTTCGGACCAGCCACGACAACCACGTATGAACAACGTAGAGTTGAGTTCGGCTAAATCCTTAGACACAACAGTTTTGAGTTTGTTGAGCTCGTAACCAGGAGGGTACGAACCCATAGGACTGTTGTGGGACATAAGAGTGTCGTCCCCGTTTACCAGCACACCTTTAAGTTCTGAACCTCTGGAAGCCCAGAGAGCAGCACAAAGGGAATGCAGGCAAAGCAAGGGAAAACTCAAATAAGTCCCCATCATCTGACCGTGAGTCACAGAACGTCCATCTACAAAAGGACGAAGAGAGTCAAAGGCCCAAACTTTGACCTGGCCAGGTACACAAACGGACTTAGCAAGAGCAACGCCGAGGATAGCCTCAGTTGCGTCAAGACAAAGTCCGTCAGTAGCACCTACAAGGTCGACGGAAGTTTGGAAAGAGCCAAGACAAGTCTGTTCAATAACAGACTTCGTTGGGGGACCTTTCAAGCACCACTTCTGACGAGATATAAACTCGTAAAGTGACTTGTGAAGCGGTCCAAGAAGGTCGAACTCTTGGGAAGGTATGCCTAAAGGGCGCACCTTACCAGCGGAGAGTACTTCTTTGTAACGAAGTCGAAATCGTCCGGATAAACACTTTGGTAAAAAACCTTTAAGAGTGGCAAGTTCATACTCACGAAGAGTAGAATTGTTAGCCCAAAGGAGATCACCACGAGTGAAAAGATCGAAACGGGAAGTAGGTTTAGCAACGAAGCTAGACACAAAACTACCGTAAAGATCCTTGTCCCAACCGAGTTTAAAAACTCCCCTCATCGTTTTGCGAACGAACGAGAGGTACTCTGGAGAGGAAGTGGGAGGAGATGGATTCAAAGCCCGGCCCTCCCAAAGGCCGCGATTTGAAGGAACGTGAGCCTTGCACCCAGAAGGCAACGACCGTGACAAGGAACAAACGGAGTGAGCGAACTCCCACCGTTGTTTCTTTCCTAACCTTTGAAAGGCAGGAAAACCGTCTCTGTCCCAACCGCGCTGGACGCGAGGAAACCTGACTGTTGGCCGTTCCTTGCCAGCAGACAGAAGAAAAAGGAGGTATTTTTTCAACGAAGAAGTCTCAAGCAAAGGTAGCTCGCCTTTCCCTAGGGAAAAGCGCAACCTAATAAGCTTAAGACCATTCGAAATGGCCTCTGTCGTTTGAAGTGCTGCCCTACGGCAGTCACGACAAACCGTACCCTCTCCACCACTGGTGGATTTAGCGAGAGGGATAGGCAGTGAATTCAGGCAATTCATTGCACCAAAGAGAGTATGAAACTCGATTTGGGTGCCAAA